GAGAACTTATAACTGAATCCCGTTTCTATTTACACAAAATTATGGATACTGCCTTTTGGTTTATTACATACTCATAGATTTCAAGCTCCCACGTTACAGATTTATGTGAGATAGCGCGACACCAGCACATACTTGCATCGCTCGTATCTAATCCAAGCTCCTGCAAGTGCTTCATTTGTTCTATTGATAATACTTGTTTTGATTTCATAATTCGTAAGATAAAATTACAACCGTTAATGATTACTACTATCAAGGCGATAGATAGACATCCCTTTTCGTATTCTTCATCTTCTGATGGTGTGTTTTCGTTATACCAATCTAATGGATGTTTTAATTTCATTTCTCACTCCTTTCTTTCTCCTTTTTAGCTTTATCACAAGCCGACTTCTTCATTACATACGGACAATCGCAATTCCCGTATCTTTCGTTATACCAACAACAATAGTCACACTGGTGCATCATTTACCCCTCCTCTGTTTTCTGCTGGCGTGATAAAGCCGTGAATATTCAAATAGACCCGACATATAGTCGCTATCGCCAATTTCTTTCTATTTTCCATTGTTATTCCTCCTTAATTATCGGTTCATTTATGATAAACTCCCCTCTAACATCAACGGGAAGCATATTAGAAATATTCGCACGATAAGTCTTACCATCCATCGCTTTATATAATGGATGTATTTCTTTAGGCATAGGAGCCGGGCATTTCCTACAATGTCTTACCATTTCAAAATGCCTATTTTGCCCATTCTCGTCTTTGCTTCCACAACATTCACAATGAATTGAATAGTAGAAATAGGTACGTTCCAACTGGTCTTCCTTTCCGCATATTTCGCATTTGCCCCATTCTATTGAATTACACATGATTTATTCCTCCTTTTCTGTCTTAATATCCGTTACTTTGCCACGATTGATAAAACGTTCATCAGAGTTATGCCGTCCAGCAATTAATGTACATAAGAAAAAATCTATTTTATCGCATTTTTCTTCCAAGCTGCAATTGTCACACGAGCAGTTTTCTCTTATTGACACCATTTCATGCAGCACTCCATCAATTATTATTCCGTTCTTTATTTCCATAATTAAATACAATATTGAACAATTTTATTTTTCTTACAAAATCTGATTGAATACCTCACTGCCTTCCGTATGTCCTCATACTCCTTTATACTGTACACGTTGTATGTACGGAGTTTTCGCATAATTTCCTCTTCTATAAAAGGAAGAACTTCTTTCTCAAACCTACTCATTTCCTATGTGTTTTACGGTTCTTATTCCTCTTCCTGCGTTTCGCAATCTGCTTGTTTGTACATCTATCATCTTTTGGACGATATTTTCCAATTTTAGGTGTATCACATGGTTCTAAAATAGGAATATCTATATATGGATTATAAATCTCATAACAAGTATTTTCATTCCAAGAAATTTCGTTCTGCATATTTTACCCCTCTTTCTTTTTAAGACTTATATCAATTGACAACCTATCGGCAATTTCTTCCTTAATCACCTCCCTGCATAAATTCCTCAACATAGAGTAATCACCATGCCTTTGTATTTCGTCAGAAACCATACAACGAACCCACCTCTCTATATCAACGTCGTTTCCGTAGGTATTATGGAAGATACGCTTTACTTCTTCTTTCACGATTGGAATCATAATTTCCTTTATATCCTCTTTAGTCAACTTTAATTCGTTATGGATATAGTTCTTTACTTCCCTGTATATATATTTACTCATAGCATCAAAGTAATATCTATTCTTATACGCTCTTTAGGTTGAGATAAAGATTCTGATTCTGTTTCCCGATACACATAAACTATATTGGTTTTCAATCCGGTTTCTAATTCGAGATTTTCCAGAATCCGGGTTATCTCCATTTCTGCTTTCGCTTTCTTTATTTTTGCTTCTTCTACTGTCTGTTTCATATCAATAGCTAGGATTTAATACATATACATCACATTCGTGACATTGATTACACCTTTTATTACTATCTTTAATACACATAAGTTTGACTTTATCATGTTTCAATTTCATTGCCCATTCTGCACCAGCGATAAAGCCTGCATAATATGCTGGGAATGCACTTCCGCTGCTTCTACTTTCTGCGAAAGAATGGGCAGCTTCTTCCAATGTCTGTTTCATATATTTCTTATTGTGAGCAAGAACCACCGGTTTCCGCTCGTGTTTTTAATACTTCATTTGCAGAAATGGCTTCTTTTTGCACATGTTAATACTTTAGCGGACTAATCAATCTGCTTTTATGGCATTGGCTATATTATCCGCATCCGACAGTTTCCTTGCAAGAACTTCAAATGCTGAAGTACAGCGTTCAGTGTTCATGTTCACCGTTCTTCCGATTCTAAGATTATCAGAAGCAAGGTTCATCAGTCTTGCCACATTAGCCAGTTTAAGGTAATCCAGCATGAATCCGTTGAACTTTGAATCCTTCCTCTTGAGTTCTCCTATCCGTTCTTCGAACTGTACACAAGCATAGTCGCACAACGTCCTTGCCAGTTCGAACTTTGCAAGTTCTGCGGAATGGGATATTCCGTTGTCATCAAGTGCCTGCTTGAACTGCCAGTATAGCATATCCACGTGCTTGTTCACTTCCTCCACATACTTGTCGTTACATTCGGCAAAGAATTCGCTGCGGTCTGAACCGATGATACCGTTTACGGTCCGCTCGTATTCCCTTCTCGCTCTGTCCGCATCGTTCAAGTATCTTTTGAATGCCTGCTTGTAGTGGGGTGTGCGTTTCATCGCATGAATGCATTCGATAATTTGTCCGCAACAGATGTCGTTCGTGAACAGTATATTGTAGGTGCAGAGGACTACGAGGCTCTCATGCCTGCTGATTATCTTGGTTGCCGTGTCCTTGTTCATTCTTATACATCTTGTCGTTCATACTTCTGCTCCTGCTTTCTTTTGCAAGTTCGTCAATCATACGCTGAAACATCTTTGCCTCCAACGGGCAGCGCAGGCGCAGTGCGTTGTCACGCTGCCACTCCAATAATTCGATTTTCTTTTCAAGTCCTACGTCCATTAAAATAAAGTTTTTTGTATCCTTGATAAAACATACTTGTTCGCATTATTGTAGAAATTACGGTCTATTTCAAAACCGTATGCTTTTCTTCCGCATTGCGCAGCGGCAAGCAATGTACTGCCGCTTCCTGCAACTGGGTCAATTACAACATCTCCTTTGTCGGTAAATATCTCTATCAATCTTCTAAGTAATGGAACTGGCTTTTGGGTACTATGTACTTTGGGTGTATCATTATCTCTTACCCAATCAAAACAATTGAATATCATCCTCCCGTCATTATTAAACTTTGGAAGTTTGTCACGGTATAAAAGAAGACCGTATTCACAATTACCGACTATTTTCATATTGGCTTTTAATACTTGTGCGGAGAAGTCTTTACGGAATACCAACGGAATGTATTTCATTAGTCCGTACTTCCGACCAAGTTCTATGAACATGAACTGTTGTTCGTATTCGCAGAATATTATCATGCAAGGGGATTTACCGGGCTTCTTCGGCTCTTTTATCAGCATATCGCTGCAAAAGTGCATAAACTCGGCTGGGCGAAATTCGTTTTCCGAATTGAAAAACTTTTTCCCGGCTAATTCACTTTCTCCGTTCTTGTTGTCACCATCTTTGTACCATGCAGGATTACTTGCATAGGCGTTTTTACCTAAATTGTAAGGTACATCCGCTATAATCAATTGCGCTTTAGGAAGTTGATAGCTACGAAAATTCTGAAAGCTATCTCTGTATAATTCTATGTCTTTCATCTTTTACTTTTGCTAAAACATTCGCATATTCTCCCGTAGCGGTCACATGCGCACACCCTATGGTCCTTGGCCTTGCATAGACAAGAGTTCCCTACAAAATCTCTAGAGTATGAGCATTGGCGGCAACGGACGAGTGCAGGTGATATATCTTTTTTCTTTGCCATTATCTTCGGCTTTCACCTTCAATTTTAATTACATTGAACATCTCTTTCACCCGGTCGGCAATATAATCCCCATACCGTTGAGAAAACTCCTTGTCCGGGTCCAGATTGGTAGTCATGTGGGTGTAGAAACAATATCTCTGCTCATAGCGCAGTTGCAAGACGGTCTGAATGGCATTGATGCCCGTACCAAAGTGTTTGGCATCCATAGGTTCCCGACCCACCTCGTCAATGGCAAGATTGTGCATACATGACCTGTCTGTGTATTGGTTTAACCCGACAATTCCTTTCTCGGCAAACAGCAAGGCAATCTCGGCAGCACTGGTGAACTGAAAGGTCAATCCGGCATCCGCACCGCCAATACAATAACGGGCAATTTTTGCTGCATAGTTCTGTAATCCTTTCAACAAAGTGGACTTGCCAACTCCGATAGGGCCATGTAATAACAAGCCTTTATCCAAATCAAGCATTCCCGGCATTCCCCATATCCATTGATAAAGGGCTTTCAGCAGTTGGCGGTTGCTGTCATCAACTGTAAAGGCCGGGGAAACGGATTTCATGGAAACTACGAGTTGGTTGCGCCAATACATGTCAGCCTGCTCCCTGCTCCATTGCTTATGGTTAGCTCTGTTTGCCGAAGACAATTGATTTGATACCGGCAGAACTTTCGTCTGGTTTTGTATCAGGTTTCCGATTGTTTCCATTTTTAGCTTGTGCTACGATTTCATTAAATTTAGAATTGATATTAGTTACGCTGAAATTATCAAATATCCACCCCTCTTTGACCGAGGAAAGAAGGTATTGAAGGGCATACAACAGAGAATCATCGGAAACGTCCATTTTCTTTTGTTCTCTTTGGAATTTGAGCTTATTCAAGAGCTGGGACATAGCCCCGGCATCCTTGGCTGTCCAGTAGTAGTCAGCCCCGAAGGTTTCCCTAAAATGCTGTTCAAATAGCAAACGGGCTTTTGAATTAATCTCTTTAGGCTTATTTTTCTTGCCTCCCCCCTTGGGGGGTGTGGGGGGAATATTATTATCTTCTTCATCTTTCTTTTTATTATTGCCCTTAGCTTGCCCCAATTCTTCTATTTTTTGAGCCATTTTTTCTGTGGTTGCCCTTAACTCTGCCCTTAGTTCGCCCAAAACATGATTTAATCCGCTGATTTCTTTGTTGTTGTCTATGCCCTTATCTACGTCTCTTTGCCTGCCCTTGACCGGATTATATTCATCATAGTTACATAAAGTAATTACGGTCATACCTTGTTTATTACAAGTCGTTATCATACCTCTTTTTTTAAGTTTGGCAAGGAAATAGCGCACTTTCTTTTCAGACCATTGCCAACGCTTCATCAAAAACGATACGGATGCTGGATATTGACCTCTTGTATAAGAGATTTCCCGACCTCCGATAAGTTCGCTGTACGCCTTGTCGGTTGCCTCAAATCGTGCGCTCTGAATCAAGTCGAGCCACGCTTCGCATTCCGAAAACTTACGGGCTACTTTCCACATTTCATTCGAGAAAAACTTGCGGCTTAGCCTCAAAAATCCTTCGTCCATAGTCTTAGAATCTCACGTTAGTTAATTGCCTTCCGTTAGAGAATACAGCCCATTTCCCATTTCCGCTATCAAACAACCGTAAGTCCGATACCTCTCCGAAACGTTTGATATTACCACATAAATCCACAATCCAGCCACATTCTTTGGAAGGATGCGGACGGATGGCACGA